ATTTACAATAGTAATAATATCATTGTCTTCAGTTTCTGCTATTTTTGTGAATATTTCAACTAATGTCTGTTGATTTATTTTGTCATTCTCTACTAATGGACCATTATTTTTAATGGCCTGTTCTGTTATATCAATCAATCTATCTAATCCACCTGTCTTAATATTCAAATTTAAAATATGTGGTATGAAATCATTTCCTAAAATAGAACACATTACACAATAACTTTCAATCAAATCTTTATCATTTTTAATATTCCATTTTAATTTTAATTCTGATACCAATGCCTGTTTCAAATTGTTTATATTCAAATATGTAATTGTTCCTTTATTTTCTCTCATCAAATAAATATTATTTTTTCCAGATATTAATGATAATATTATTAGATCTGCATCTAAACCATTGATAACTATCGTTTGATTATCAGTCTCAGTTTCAATTAATTTAAATATCTTATGTTCTCCTTCTCCTTCATCGTTACTACCTGAAAATATATAATTGCTATTATTTTTAGTAATATAATCATCTAATTTTTGCATAAATTTAGTCCCTGGCGAAATTGCATTAGTATCCCATAAAGATTTGACTTTATCGATTTTATTCCTGTAAAAATTTAAATAACGACGCTTTCGCTGTTGGTTGATTTTTGCTAATGGTGCAACACCATCAATACAAATAATCAATTTAGTCGGATTATATATAGATTTGTAATTTTCTATTTTATCCCATAAATTTTTTATTAATTTTTCTTCATTGGTTTCTTTTGCTGCTTCTGGATGTATTATTCCATTAAAATCTATCGCATATATATCTATTGATTTTGGCAATTCTTTGATAATTATATTATCATATTTAATTGTCAAATAATAAAAATAATAAGGAATACCCATTTTTGTAAATAATTATATAATTTCAAAATAATACTTATATAATCATTTTTTTATTCTTTCTTTTCTTATAGAATAAGAATATAATTATTATGGCTTTTTATGACGCTTTCTTTGGTTCAGATCAATCATTATATACTGCTTACGCAATTATAGCAGCTATAATTGCTATTTGTGTTACTATTCTATTAACTGCTACTGATGTCTCTGTAGGAAATCGTATATTAATAGTTTTATTCGTAATTGTAACTCTCGTGCCTTCCATTTTCTTAACTTTATTCGAACTAACTTGTATTGTTACTGGAGGAACTGAACCAAACCGCTGGTGGTGCTATGCATTCGCCTGGGTATTAGCCGCATTCATAATTATTTATTGTATATTTGTCGTAATTGTATCACTTATCTCTCTATTTACTTATAATAATGCTATTGATAATCTTAATGAAGAAGAAGCAAAAAATAAATTAACTCCCGAAACTTCAAATTATGTTGCTAAAGAAATTATTAATACTCAAGAACAAAAACAAAAAGAAGTTGAAAAATTTTATGCAGATGTTCCTAATACCGCATTAGATTCTTTACCAAATAAAAAAACTGCTGGATTCCAGAATTACAGTGAATATGAAAGTGGCGTTACCCCTCCACCTGCTGTAAAACAAGAACCGCAAACCCAACCAGAACCACAGCTTTATGTTGCTCCTCCCGTAACCTCCGCCCCTGTTCAACAAACTATAACTGTAACACCTCCTGCTAATAGCAGTAATACAGTTGTTCAACCAGTTGCTTCAAATGATCTTAAATTAAAATTTACAAATTATAACGGTGGTAGTGAAGGATTCGAAGGCTATGATTATTTATCTTTAAATAATATGGCAGGCGGTTTAACAAGTGCTGTTACAAATCGTATAAATTCTTTTATGCCCTTTTAAAAATATAAAATCTTTAATTTAAGAAAATATTAATTATTTAATAATAATGTAAATAAACAAATAACAATGAATAATTTTAAACCTCATTTGTGTAGAAATTGCGGATTGATAGGACATATTTATAAAAATTGTCCTCATCCTATAATGAGTTTCGGACTTATTTGCTATAAAGTTGAATATGATGAAATAAAATTTTTGATGATACAACGCAAAGATAGTTTATCTTTTATGGAATTTATACGCGGTAAATATGAAGTATCCAATTTGGAATATATTAAACAGCTATTAATGAATATGACTATAAGCGAAAGGAATATGATTGAAACAATGACTTTTGATGAAATATGGAATTATTTATGGTTTCAAAATGAAAATAATATTAGCAAAAATTATACAAAAGAATTTTATGAATCGAAATTTAAATTTAATTCCTTGAATGAAACCAATTTTTTGAAAAATTATATTCTTTCGATTAAATCTATTTTTAATGAACAAGAATGGGGATTTCCAAAAGGTAGACGCAAAATTAAAGAAAGTGATCTTGATTGTGCAGTTCGCGAATTTTACGAAGAAACTCGTATTTTAAATAGTGAGATTATTATTAATAAGGATATTTTACCATTTGAAGAAATTTTTTTTGGCACCAATGGCGTTATGTATAAACACGTATATTTTATTGCCAAAATTAAAAATAACAAAGTTAATATTAAAATTGACAATACCTGTTTAGAACAAGTCAGAGAAATACGAGCAATAAAATGGTATAATTATAATGATGTATTATCACATATTAAATGTTATAACACAGAAAGAATTTCTTTATTTAAATATGCAAATAATAAAATTAAAGAATACGAAAATAAAACAAAATAAATAATCTTTTCATCAAGATTTATTTTTTTCATATATATCAAATAGAAAGATATATGGATTATTTTACACAATTGTTTGGCTATAAAATACCTCAACCGCAAAAACAGCAAAAAGATGATGAATTAGCATCATCTGATAAAGAATTTAATGCTAAAATTCAAAATGTAATAGATAGACGAAGAGAAAATGCGGAAAAAATAAATAAAATATTAAAACAAAAATCTTCTTCATCATCATCTAAAAAATCCTTTAAATCCCTTAAATCATCATCTTCTCCTAGAGCTATAGTACCTCGTAGAGTCTTTAAACATTCTTCTTCATCTTCTCGTTCTTCTCCTAAAATGATAAATGGTAGATATTTATTACCTGCACCACCTGTTAGATATCTAATAACTGCGCCACCACCAGCTGTTAAATCTTCTTCTTCTTCTTATAAATCTCCTTCTAAATCTTCTTCTTCTTCTTCCAAATCTCCTGTTAAATTTGATAAAAAATTAGTAAATAAGTGCACTATATGGAAATACCTCAAAGAAAAATATAGCCATTTAGACAGAGATTGCGAAAATGTTCCAACAACCCACGATGAACTAGAATTAAAACCTAAAGCCAAGAAAACTAAGGAAGTTAAAGAACCTAAAGCCAAGAAAGCTAAGGAAGTTAAAGAATCTAAAGTCAAAAAAGCTAAAGAAGTTAAAGAACCTAAAGTCAAAAAAGCTAAAGAAGTTAAGGAAGTTAAAGAACCTAAAGTCAAGAAAGCTAAAGAAGTTAAGGAAGTTAAAGAACCTAAAGTCAAGAAAGCTAAGGAAGCTAAAGAACCTAAAGGAAAAACACCAAGAAAAGCTTTAGGACCAGTTAAAGAACCTAAAGCCAAGAAAGCTAAGGAAGCTACAGAACCTAAAGCCAAGAAAGCTACAAAAAAGACAAATAAAAAAGATTAAAAATGCGTTAAAAATCTAAATAATATTAAATATTTTTCCGTTTATTATTAATAGAAATGCAAAGTTTTTTTAATAGCGTAGTTGATTTAATCACTGGAAATGAAAAAAAACAACAACCTTTGAGAAAAGATAAACCTCAAAATTATGAATATTTGCCATCTTATATGAAAGAAGGTAAACAAAAAATTAAAAATTATTTAATTAGAGAACAAAAACAAGAAAAAATAGAAGAAGAACCAAAACAAAAGAAATATAGACCTAATTTATTTAAACCAATGATTAAATTACCATCAAGTATACGTACTAAAGATGATGACGAAGAATATGCAATTTATCCAATGACACGCCAAATTGTATATCCAGGACAACCTCACCCAGACCAAGTTATATTTTATTTTGACACAGAAGGAAATACTTTTAATTCATCAGGATTAATATTACCTTATAAAATTAATCCTGATGAATTTTTAACAAAAATTAAAAAGGCTAAATCATCTTCGTCTTCTTCGACATCATCTATTTCTATAAAATCATACAAAACTATAGATTCTGCTATAAAATCTTCATCTAATTCCTATAAAACTGCTAGTTTAAATAAATCATCTAGTAGCCTAAAACATCCCATTGATATCGTTAAATCTTCCTCAAAATCTTCCTCAAAATCTTCCTCAAAATCTTCCTCAAAATCTTCTTCAAAATCTTCTTCAATAATTCCACAAAAATCGTCAAGTAATAGTAGCATTGAATATGATGAGGATTTAATAAATAAGTGTAGTCAATGGGAATTGATCAAGGTTAAATTTCCTAAAAATCCGTATAATCCATATTCTAATAAACAGATAATGGTTAATGGAACAACATATAAAAATTTAAACAAACGATGCAAAGATGTACCTGTAAATAAACAGATTAAATTAACAACTACTAATAAAAAACAATCATCAGATAAAAACCAAGATGAGTTGTGCGATAAATGGCTAAAAAGAAAAACAATAAACCCTTTAACCAATAGAAAAATAACAAAAAATGGACCTATTTATAAACAATATGATAAGAAATGCACTTCTAAAGAAGAAAAATCTGTTACTTTCGACGATATTTGCCAAAAATGGAAACAAATTAAGAAAAACAATCCTGAAGATAAATTAATAAATCCTTTAACTAAAAAAGCAATTAAATTAAATGGTCCTAAATACAAAGAATTAGAGAAATTATGCAAAAAAACTACTAAAAGCGGTAAATAAATTTATTTCCATTTAATCAAATAGAATAAAAATTATGGAAAATAAAAAGAAAGCAAGTAAAAGTATTACTCAAATTTGCACTGAATGGACTAAAAATAAATTATCAAATCCTACTAAGCCTATTAATCCTATTACAAATTATAGCATTAAAAAATTTAGTGCTAAATATAACGAACTAGAAAAACTATGTGCAAATGTAAAAACAGACGAAATTAAAAAAGAAGATATAAAAATTGTAAAAAGAAAGTCAGTTCTTTCTAAACCTTTAACAGCAGAATTATGCGAATTATGGATGAAAAATAAATATAAAAATCCTATTTCTAATTATAATATCAATGAAAGTAGCAGAATTTACAAAGAATTTGACGAAGAATGTCCTGCAATTTTAGCAGCTGCTAAAAAAACAGTTCAACCAAAAAAAGATAAAATTATTCCAAAAATTAAAGATATCAAAATACCTAAAATTGATATTATTAATGATGAACAAGAAGAAGATAGAAGTAATGATAAGGTTTATTATCCATCTATCGAAGATCCCGAATTTAGAAGTAAATTGATGGCACTTAAAGAAATTAATATGCATAAAATTTATGATTATGAAGATATTTTGACTACTGCTGATTTTGAAAAAAAAGCTAATGAATTATGCACTGGTTTTGATAAATCTTTTTTTCAATATTTAATGGGACATTATTTGTCATATCGAATGCCTTATAAAAGTATGCTAATTTATTATTCTGTTGGTGTTGGCAAAACTTGTACTGCTATAACTATTGCCGAAAATTTCTTAATTTCTCATAATAGCTATGACGAACCAAAGATATGGGTAATTATGCCTCAAGCAGTCGAAGAAGGATTCAAACAACAAATCTTTAAAAAAATGGATTATAAAATGATTGCTAATCAATGTACTGGCGATTTGTATGTTAAATTAGCTAATATCATAGAAACAACACCAGAAGCAGAAATAGATAAACGCATAAAGAAATTGATTAAATCAAGATATAATATTTTTACTTATGAAGGTTTCGCAAACTTTTATGAAACTAATTATATTAGCAAAGGTAAAATTCCTACTGATAAGGTTATTATTGTAGATGAGGCACACAATATTAGACAAGGAAACAGTGATGATAAAAAACGCGTTTATAATGCCTTAACAGAAGTTGCTAAAACCGGTGTTAATAATCGAATGATTTTATTATCAGCAACTCCTATGTATAACGAACCAAGTGATATATTTGATTTGATTGAACTTTTATTATTAAATGATAAAAGATCTGATTATAAAATTGTTTCTAAAATTTTTGATGAAAATAACGAATTGTATGATGATGCAAAATTATTTTTAGAGAAAATGGCATCTCAATATATTTCTTATTTGCGTGGCAAAAACCCATTCAATTTTGCATTTAAATTATCTCCAAAATTAAGCAAAATACCTATTTTAGATAGGGTTATACCATTAACAGAAAACGGTAATCCAATTGACATAGCTGATAAAAACTGGGTTGATAAAGTTAGTGATGGAATAGTTATATCTAAATTAGGGAAAAAACAAGTACAATATTTAGAAAATATTAAGCTTGTCAATGAAGATATTCAAAATAATTTTAAAGGATTACAACCAATGAATATTGTTTATGACGATAAAATTGGCAGTAAAGGATTTTATAACTTTTTCAGATTAAGCAATGATAATTATTCATTCAAATATAATCCTACCTTCAATAATGCTCTAATGCCTGATGACAATAATTTAGGTTTATATTCTGGCAAAATTTTAAATATTATGAATATTATAAAAAAAACTGAAGGTATTATTATTATTTATTCAAAATATTTACATTCTGGACTAATTCCAACTGCCATTTCATTAGAACATTTAGGATTTTCACGATATGGCACAGATAATATACTTGAAAATTCGACTATTATCGACAAACCTCCTAAATATAAAAACATTAATATTCCCCGTTATTGCATTTTAACTAGTGATGATGATATTATGGGTGGCACTACTATAGCTAAATTAATCAATGTTATTAATAACCCAAATAATATTAATGGAGAACAAATAAAAGTAGTCTTAATGTCGCCTGTTGCAGGAGAAGGTTTGAGCATTTTTAATGTCAGAGAAATTCATTTATTAGAAGCTTGGTATCATTTCAATAGAATAGATCAAATTATTGGAAGAGGAATAAGAAATTGTAGTCATAAAAACCTTCCTCTTGAAAATAGAAATGTTACAGTTTATATGCATTGTGCTATAAATAATTATAATAGAGAAACAGCCGATGTACACGCATATCGCATTTCATCTCGCAAATTATATCAATCATTTATTGTTGATAATATTATTCGAAGTAATTCAATTGATTGTAGTCTATTTAAGGCCATTAATTATTTTCCTAAAACTATGTTCAAATTAGGCAAAGTTGATATCAAAACTTCACAAGGTGTTGATATCAAATACGAATTAGGTGATGACCCTGTCTTTGAACCACATTGTAATATTGTTAAATATGAAGAAGATAAACGAGGATTTAGACAAGATGTTTATAAACATTTAGCTTTGAATACTCAAATGAAATTTAGAAATATTTTAATTCAATATATAAATAAAAATGTGTTTTTTATAACTCATAATGAAATTAAAGAATTGTTTTCAACTGTCGATTATAATATTTTGATGTATACTATTAGTATTAGTATTTATCCGAATGTTATAATAGATGGATATTTCTTAATTCCTCACGAAGATGGCATACATATTACTAAAGTTATTAATAATATTCCTCTTAAAATTGCTTTGATAAAAAATGATATCGATAATACTAAAGTAGAAGTCAAACCAGATGACACAAAAATTTATAAAGATTTTATGAAATTTAAAGAAATGCCTATTAACAATGCTATTATAGCATTATATTCTTCTTTAGATTTATTAACATTCAATTTTATTATTAATAAAATTTTATCTACTAAGACTTTATCAGAAATCGATAATTTTATTGCTACTTGTTTATATCGTGAAGGGGTTTTAATTGCTGGTAAAGAAATATCAATAGGTTTGACAGATAAATATATAGGATTTATAAATATTTTTAGTGATGAATTTGAACCATTGTTATATAACAATGGTAATTATAAATCTTTGACTGTAAAACAATTAGAACAACTGAAAAAGAATAGAAAAGAAATTATTATACCTGAAATGAAAAAAGAAAAAAATCATTGGGGTTTGTTTGTTCCGATATTTACAGATAAAGAAAAGAAAAATAAAAGAAATGTATTTAAAATACTTACACCAGGTGAAGCGTTTGGTAAAAAAACAGGTATTGTTTGTACTTCTTTACATAAACCACAACACCAAAAAATTATGGAAGATTTAAAATTATCTATGTCAGATGCTAAATCAACTAAAGAAAATAATTGTAATGCTATCGCCGTTCATTTATATAAAACTAATAGAATTTCCTTAAATCCAAATTGGAAACCATTAATTTCTAATATATAAGTTTTGTTGTCTATATAATGATTTCTTTTTATTTGAAAATGCTGGAATAACTAAAGGTTTGTTTGTATTGAAATTATAATTAAATACAACTTTGCCTTCACTATCGATATATCGAACTTTTAAATCTTCTTTTTTTGTCATAAATCCTATTTTTTTGAGATTTTCAATAAAAGTTGTGAATTCTTCTTCGGTTATATCTCTATTACAAATAAATTCAAGAGATTTGCGTATATAAGTTGTTTTATTATTGATAAATTTATATTTTTGCAATAAAAAAATCTTTGTTACAAAATCAAACTTATCAGGCTTTTCAAGTAGTTTATTGTAATTCTTTAAATTTATTTTTTTGTTATTTATTTGCAACTCTTCTTGAGTAGTACAATAAATTTTAATTTTCATTTTAAATCTATTTTTCAATTTTACTTTTATATAATTTTATCAAAGAATATCCTATCAATAATATCCATATTACATTTGAATAATAACACCACATCGATCCCCAAGTTTTATATTTATAATATGAATACATCGAAATTATTAATAATATTAAAGCCATTGGTGAAACTATTGATGCATTTATATTTCTTAAAGCTACATAGAAATAAAATGATAATATAAATACTAATAATGGAATTGGAATATCTGCCCAATGCCACACTAAATGACCATTAATGCCTTTTTCCATTCTTAATTTATTATTATTTATATCGTAAACCAATATTGCTAATGATCCTAATAACAATAATATCAATACTATTATTAATTCATTGCCTTTTAAAATAGTAATATTTATTATCAATAATTGTAATAATATTAACGATAATCCAACCAAACTTAATAAAGCTATTGTTTGTTTGTTATTAATATTTTCCCAAACAAAATATTCGAGTAATTGCATTGATGTAACTACAAATGGTAATAATAAATATTTATATTCGATCTGATTAATTGCCATAATTATTATCATCGATATTACACCAAATATAAAGGTATTTAAGGAAACTGTTGAATTCCAGCACATTCTATTTAAGACTATTATTTATTAATTAATAAAAATGATTATAATTAAAAGTTTTAATGAAATTGATACTATTTTAACAGACATATTGAATAAATTCATTCAGACACATTTTGAAGAAACAAGATTATATTCCTATGAACATATTATTTATTGTATTGATGATAATAACGATGTAATAGGCTTTTTAGGAGTACAAGTTTTTAATGATAATATTATTATTAATCAGCTATGTGTTGATAGTAATCATCGTAATAAAGGTATTGCTAAATCATTATTAGAATTTACAGAAAACGAATTTAAAAATTATAATCAGTTTCTATATACACATAAACCCGAATTATATAAATTTTATTGTAACAGAGGCTTTACAGAAATTTATAGAGATAATATTAAATTTAAAATGGCTAAATATTATTTAAAAAAATGAAATCTAATTTATATAATAAATCATATAGATGGAAAATATAATGAATACTTTACCTGATAATCATATTTCAAATGAAACTTTATTTATTTATAAAGACAATCTTGAAATATTCAATAAATTTAATCAGAAAGTAATTCAAGAACCAAAACAAGAAACAAAACAAGAACCAAAACAAGAACCAAAACAAGAACCAAAACAAGAACCAAAACAAGAACCAAAACAAGAACCAAAACAAGAACCAAAACGAAATAAAATAGAAAGCCCAATCGATTTAATAATGAGATTGACTTATATTGATAAACTTATGAAACAAGATATAAAATCTAAGTTAATTGAATTTATTTCAGTTCCTGAATTTTCTAAAGTTTTCGGTCTTAAGAAATCAAGTGAAATTATGACAGCATTATCTAAAGATAGTTGGAATCAATCAATGTCGTTATTTATTTCATTTCTTCTTGATAAAAATATTATTTATAAAGAAAAATCTTATGTTTACAATAAAAATAATAATGACGCTATTATTACTGTCTCTTAAAATAATATATATAAAAGTAATAATTGATTACTTTTTATTATAATATGAATATAGAATTAAATTTTAATCATAAGTTAAATAATATTTTAAAAATTACTAATAATATTCATTCTTTTATTCGAAAAATGCAAGATGAATATTATAAAGAATTTAATAAAAATTTTCTTGTCGAAGGTAATTATGGTGATTTTAAATTAAACCAAGATGACTATAATAATGGTCTAAATAAAAAAATAGCAAATTTTTTATGGTGTATGAATTTACTTGACAATAATCCTACTTATTGTGAAATTGGTTTTAACACTGGTTTTTCATCTTCAATTGGAATGTTAGGATTATATAATAAAAATCCTAATGTTTATATTTTTGATTATGGTGCACATATTTATATTAGACCCTGTATAGATTTATTTAAATCTTCATTTGAACACAGAGCCAATAAAATAGAATATATCGAAGGTGATTCTGTAATTACTGTTCCAAAGTTTATTGAAGACAATCAAAATTTAATAGGTACTTTCGATTTTATTCACATTGACGGCGGACACGATGAAGAATTTATCAAAAATGATTTCAAAAATTGCGATATTCTCATTAAAAAACCAGGCGGTATTATTATTATAGATGATACAAATATGGAACATATAAATAATGAAGTCGATTTTTATATTAAAAATAATAATTATGTTGAACTTTTCTTTTTAGATCTTAGCAATTTCGTGTTTCCACATAGAATAATCCAAAAAAAATGATTAATTTTTTAAATTAATCAAACACACAAAAATGAACTCAGAGACATACAAGAATTTCGTTATCAAATCGAAACTACTTTCAAAACTATCAATTATTTATAATTATGTTATTGATAATAATTATTATTATGTTAGAAATTTGAAAGATTTTCTTGAATATAACATTGATAATAATAATTGTAATATTACTAATAACAACCTATTAAATAATTTAAAAAATAATATTAATAATTGGAATTTGAATAATACTAATTTGAAATCACAGATTTATCAAGATTGTAGTAATTTGATCTATAATTATGATATTACAGATGTTGCAATGTATGATATTCTAGTTAAATTAAATGATATCATCATTTGAGTAAACATTCATCGTGTGTTAAATAACTTTCAATATTTGTAGCCAATTGTTGTTTTTGGAATTTTTTTTTTAATAAATAAAACTTCATACTTGAAGAGATCTTTTGTTTATTTATTTTATTCAAATCAATAATATTCAAATCATTGATAATTCCAGATTCTTCTATTTTGTCTTTTGTATTTGTAATACTGTCATTTAACATATTACAAATAACCTCATATTTATTTATTTCATTATGAGATTTTATACAAAAATTAATATAATTATTAACTTTTAATAATGTATCGTTATCTAACCAACATAAATTTATAAATACACCATTATTATTTTTACTATAATTATTATTATTTTTATAAATAATTTTGAATATTTCCTCTAATTCATTTTGACTCAAATTTTCTAAACCATTTTTGATATTCTTATAAATTTCATTTTTATCTATGTTTTCCATAAATAATTAGATCTTCGTATTTACTAAATATAAAAAAATGATTATATCTTTATATAAACTTCATATCAACTTTAAAATTATGACTACTACTGAAGATGATATTTGGGATATTATGGCTGATTTAAAAGAAGAAGAATATGTCAAAGAAAATGGTGCAAGAGAAATTGGAATTGTATGTTCCTGTGGCTGTAATGATTTCATTATCGAAGATGCAATGCAAATTTGTAGTAAATGCAGTGCAATCTGTAGTAAAGTTATTGATAATACTGCTGAATGGCGATATTATGGAAATGATAGTAAAAGTGATGACCCTTCAAGATGCGGATTACCTACCAATTCTTTATTACCTAAATCTTCATTAGGTTCTATGATTGGAGGCAATAAATATGGTAATAATTATGATATGCGCAGAATCAGAAAATTTATCGCCTGGAATTCTATGCCGTATAACGAACGAACTTTATGGCTTGTTTTCGATGTTTTAACCAGCAATTCTTTAAGTAATGGTATCCCACAGAAAGTTGTTGATGATGCTAAAGTTTTATATAAAAATGCTTCTGAAAAAAAGATTTCAAGAGGTGATAACAAAGAAGGTTTAATTGCTTCCTGTATTTATCATTCTTGTTTGATGAATAATATTCATAGAAGTTCTAAAGAAATTGCTAGAATGTTTGATATTAATCCAGTCATTTTAAATAAAGGTAATACCAGATTTCAAACACTCTTGCAAATCAATGTTATTAGCTCATCTCCTATTGATTTCATCTCCCGTTATTGCTGTCAGTTAAATATGAAATTGACTGATATCGAAAATTGCAAGAAACTTATCAAATTTTTAGAAGATAATGAAATTATGAGTGATAATTCACCAACATCAAGTTGTGCAGCAATTCTTTACTATTACTCTGAAAAAAATAAATTAGGTTATACCAAAAAACAATTCGCCGATATTTGCAATGTTAGTGAAGTAACTGTTATCAAAGGTTATAAAACTATTTGCAAATACGAAAAGTTCATTAATAAAAATTTTAAATAAAGGAAAAAACATATATAATTATTAATATTATGTATAATAAAGAATTGTTTGAATTCATTTCAAATGGAAATATAGAAAAAAGTTTATATAATACTTGTATTTTTTTAGTTGAAAATTCTAGAATCGAAGTTTTAGAAGATACTTTAATTTACACTTGTAATTATATAAGTTCTTTTGTTACTATCTATAATATTGTCAAATTCAATGATATTATAGCTTCTACTATTAATATTATCAATGATAATAATATTAATGTTGTTGATTATCTTACTTTAATATCTAAGATGTGCATTTTATGTGATATATATCTCAAAAATCCTACAATTAAATCGGGTACTATTCCTATTACACAATTGAGACAAAAAATTATTAATGTTTTTAGCAATGAAATTAAATTAAATCCTGCTGGTCTTGATAAATTCAATTCAATTATTCCACCAGCCGACAGCGACATTTATGGACTTGTTTTAAAAATTATTACATCTTTTATTAATCTCTTTAAAATTGTTGAATCTGTTAACAATCCAGATGATGTTTATAATATATCTATTTTGTTCCGTGATTCTTTTGATTATATAATTAGAAAAAAATATGTTATACAAACTAAATTTAATTTAAATGAACACGAACCTATATTTTTTTTATGGGGTTTTATTAATTGTCTATTTAATTATGAACCTTCAATAAATAATTACTATAAACTTTTTTGTTTGAATAATCCTTCTAATAATAAAACTATTAGAAATCAACGAATTTGTTTAATTCACGCTTGTGCCATTGCTATTATCTATAATTATAAGAAAAATATCGCATCATCTTGGAATTGTGACGAAAAATTAATGATTCATAAGATTCAAGAACTTGCTATCAATCTATTTATTCAAGTTAAATCAGAACTCGGTGTTGTTGATGAAAAAAAACCGACTAGTGAGAAAAAACCCGAAAATAAAATAGATGGTTTAACCTACATATCAGACTATACACCAAAAATGACAAATATTATTGATAATACTCATTTTATTTTTGAAGATGAATTAAAAACCATCATTAAATAAAATTTGTTATGATTTTATAATTTATTCATAAAAAAATGATAATTTTTATCATATAAATTGACAAGGAGTTAAAATGCCTCAAATGAAGAAACGATCTTATAAGCAATTCATCAAAGAGATCAAAAAAATTAGTGTAAGTATCAAGAAAAATAAGAAGCAAGCAAAAAAGACAAATTCGCCACATACCTATTATCACAACAATGATGATGGCTTAAGCGGCAAATTCTATCTCGAACATTAAGAAAGCTTTGAAAAAAAAATTCAAATTTATTTTGGATTTTATATAAAAAATGATTTTTTGTTATTTTTTTAATATTTATATACAATGGATTTTTATATAAGTATTGCAGTTGGTATCGTTCACGCTATTATATTCAATCCAGTTGATAAGGCTATTTACAGTAGCGTTATTAATAATAATAAACTATTCACAGTAAAAAATTGGCAAAAACCTTTTTGCGGATGTTTGAATAATATTAATAGTCGTGTTATCTCTGGAGGCATCTATTTTTATTTGCTGGATCACACTAAAACAATGAATTTATATCAATCAGCATTTACTGTAAGTTTGACCACATCTATAATTTTAAATCCATTGAATATGATTAAATACAATTCCTATATTGATAATTCAAGTGCCTATAGTGCTATCATCAAGAATTATAAAAAATATGGAATCAAATTTACTAAAATAGGAATCGAAAGTTTAATTGTCAGAGATTTTATTTTCAATGTTATTTATTTAAATTACAAAAAAGACAACAATAATCTTGTTCATAATTGTGGAATTATATGCCTTGCGAGTGTTGTATCATCTCCTTTTCATTATATCAGAAATATGAAATATTATAATAATGACAGTTATTATAATATTTGCAAGAATCTAATTATTGATATGAAAAAGACAAAACAAAAGTTTAATTTTATTATTAAACAATTTGCAATTGGTTATGGAACTGTTAGGACAATCTTAGGTGTTTATACTGGTCAGGTTATGTATTCAACTCTGAAAGAAATAATTCACTAAAAAAAAGGATTTAAAAATAAAAAAATATATATAATAAAATATTTTTTTATTATGGAAAAACCAGACAGTTTAGAAGGTATTATCAAAGAAGTATTTGCTAAATGTATTGATAACAATTATCCAAATACATTAATTGAAATACTTAAAACTAATCATTATTGGCCTAGTATTAAAGTAAAGAAATTTAAAAATAATAATCACCTTTGTTTGCTTCATAATTCATATAAAAGAGATGATGTCATAGAATTTCAGGAATTGTACGATAGTTGTAGAAGTGTTGTTTTGGATTTTTCAAAGAGTATTGGCAATAATGTCGTAATTTCCATTACAAATAGTATACCTGTCCGCTCTACCATTTCTAATTATATGAATAATATTGCTGAACCAACGGATAACTGTTATATTGCCTTAGATGGAACAACAATTACGGTTTATTATCATAATGGCAATTGGCATTTTGGCAGTTCTAGTTGTCCTGATATCAATTCTTCTAAATTTTCAAATAAAGATAAATCTTATGGTTATATGTTTGATGAGATTTTATATTCAATTTATAGAAATCAAGTCAATATAGATGATCCTAATATTTCATCTATTTTGAGAAATTTATTTACATCGAATTTAAGTCCGTTATATTCATATGATTTTGTTATTATTCATAGTGACAATAAACACGTTATTGATTATTCTGAAATGATGGGTGACAATTACAAACATTTGTTTCACATCAACACAAGAAATAGAATTACATTGCAAGAGGAGAATATTGAAAATAGTCCATTGGCTTATTTGGGTATTAAATATCCACATAAATTTAGCAATATTAGGGAAGCTTTAGAATATGCTTCTGAAAATAATTATGGTATTATCGTTAAAAAACCAAATAAGTTATATAAAATTAGTAATGATATCATTTTACACAAAGAAGAAGTAAATGCTTATAATTATAATAAATGGTATAACATTCTTTATATTTATATGCTCCAAAAACAAAATTATAACATAAATGAATTTGTAAAAGAATTTTATCCAGATAGTTCAGATATTCCTGAAAATATTAATGATATTGTCAATAATATCTTTACAGTAATGAAACAAATTCTTTATAATTTATATATATCAACAACTAAATTTTATCCTAAATACAATCGTTTCAAAATTGATTTAGATATGGATCGCAATTTAAATCCTCTCATTCGTTTTCATTTAGCTCAATTGAGACACCAGCAAATAACAATTTACAAGAAAAAAATAATTAATGAAAATAATGTCTTCAAATATTTGTGTCATTCGAATAACATTAAAAATATTCAAAAAATGATTTGTCATATTGCTAAAAATGATTGTTATAATTTACCTCCTGATGTTATCTTAATTTTTAATACTTTTTCACACCTTCTTGAAAATAACCCATCTGTTTAGGAAACTAAAGCTTTTGGATATTTCATTTGTTTCTAATTCTTTTAATGAGTTCTTATGATCTTCAATTCTCCAAGCTTCAAATAAATTGAATTTGTTTTTAATTAAATCTGGATTCTCAAAATCTTTCTTTATTTTTTCATAAGTTTCTGAAAATAATTCAGTCTCTTCTAATTCTAAATCATATTCTCTCGCCTTTGCTACTAAGAATTCGAAATTGACTAAATATTCTGTGATTAATTTCTGAGTATTTTCTATAAATACATCTATCTTTTTATTATAATATTTTTCGTTTGTGTATTGTTTGATTATTGCCCACACTGGAACGCTATATTCATCAAACTTTTTACGACCTTCGATTATACCACTCTTTTTTGATTTTAATTTAGCTTCTACGCTAGAACCATCCATAAAAGTTGCGAAAAATAAACCATCTTGTTGCAAATTATCACTTACATTTCTTAAAAATTGGTCTAATTTTGTTTCACTTTCGAAAAAATAATGAATCGCAAACATACACGAAATGACATTAAATTTATCTTTACCTTTTCCTGCTAATACTCTCTCGTAAATATTTAAATTCTGTTGTTTTTTAACTGGATTCATTATTATTTTTAATAAATCTTTGCTTTCTTTATCTATTGCCGCTTCGCCATTTTTAATATCTAATGTGCAATCACCTACAATAAATGCCATATCAATCAATGAATAATTTCTTCCTGTTTTCTTATTGTAAGCTAATTGTTTTTTATGTTCTCTTATTAATTTTGCATAAGAACCTTTAGATGAATAAATATTACTTTTAACTAAATCTATACCTAAAACAAACTGGTATTTTGAATATTTCCAATTACTCAAATCACCTGCCTGGCCACAAGCCAATTCTAATAATGTACCTCTAGAATGGTATTTACTTCCTGGTTTTCCAATCAATTGTGGTTTATTATACAACTGACTTTTAATTAACATATGAAATAATAACATACTATTCGAAATTTTATTAAATGGTACGTTTCTCTCATAATAAATATCATTTGTCTCTAATACATTATCTTCTGATTCACCATCCTTTTTAGCCGTTGATTCATTTCCAACTATCATAGATACACTTATTTTATTGTGAATTGTGTCCCAAGTATCTATAGCAACTTGTGCAGAATTTGCGGTTTTATCATAAATACCTTTGTTAAATATTCTAGTTTTATCTGTTCGTACTCTTATTGGTTTCCAAGAGTTAGTTGGTAAATCAAATCTAAACTCAACTATAGTATTTTTTTCGATTTTGTCATTGTTTTCTGCTCGTGCTTCTTTCTTATCATTTAATTCAATATAAGCGAACTCAACATCGTTCGTATAATACTTATCTGGAACAAATAATTTAAATACATCTTTTTCTGATGTTTCTAAATACTCATTGAATTTATCAATATTATTAAATTTATATCTTAATGTTAATACATTGTCTATATTATAATCACTCAATATATTCTTATCAGTTACATATAAACCAAATTTACGACATTCTATGCCATCTTTTCTTACATCACCTATGTATTTAATTAAAAAATCTACGGTGTTTTGTTCAGGTGGTTTCCATTTAAAAACATTATTCCAAGTCATATCAACTTTTAATTCTACTGGCATTGTTGGATAATATGAATAAACAGCTAAATTAGCCGGTGTAAAAATTAAACCATCTATTTCATATGGAAACGATTTAGGATTATCCAATATTTTTTTATTTTCTGCAAAAATATTATCTCCATATCTGTGTTTTTTTACTATAAAATCTATTGAACTGGTTTTTGTATCCAATAGTTTATTTAATTTTAACATCTCATTATATCTACATTTCTTTTTTTCATCTAATAACGGTAATGATGTCAATTTCTCATTATTTAAGAAGTAAATATCAAATGCTGCGTATAAATTTCGTTTGACCTTGTCTATTCTTTTGTTGCAATGAATATATTCACCATCTATTAAAGAATTATAAGCCTCTTTTTTTGCCTTTATTCCAGTTCCTTCGACTCGTTTAGAACTATCAATCGTATAAACATCGCCACTACCATTGATATATAATAATAATCTTTCGCCATCAGCTTTTTCTGTTACTGTATAACCTCGCATTATACTAACTACCCCGTAATTATCAGGATCGTCCAAATTGTTTAACTTTAAAGCCACTGGTTTTGGTGTAAGTAAATATACATTAGTATCTCCTGATTTTTGACCGCCAAATGCAGTGATGTTAACTAATTCTTGATATTCTTCTAATATCTCTTGCTGCTGTTTTTTTGTTAATATTATTTTAGATAAAAATAATGATTGCATTAATTTCAGAATATTTACCAAAATATTCTTTGTATTTTTGATTTTTAATTCAAACTCATAATTTACTGTTGTCGAATTATTAATTTTTGATTTCTTCATTGTCGGAAAAACATTAATGCTATCTTTTATCATTCTTCCTGTTACTTCAACACCATCTTCTATGTTGTATTTATATTCCTTGATTATTTTGAATCTCTTTAAATCGGTTTCCCATTTTTCTGTTTCATCGGCACTTTCTATTTTATTAATTTGCATAATAATATTTACATCTAATAAATCATCAACTGTTTCTTCAGTTATTAATGTAGATTTATACCATTTGTATATACCAGATTTATAATTATTTGTATTACAATAGTTTAAAATATTCTTCAGTTTTGTAATTTCTAATATTAAATTGTCTTGGTTTATTATTTGTAAATATTGATCATTATCAATTTCGGTATAATTTGAACGAAATGAACTTATAAAATTGTTAAATTCTGTTTCACTCCATAAGCCATTATCATTAACAATTTTAATTATGAATTCATTATCTTCACTCAATAATTTATTCATATTGGTTATTGCTGAAAATATTCGTTCATCTTGCGAAATTTCCATTTTTTTTATCTAATTAATATAAATAAATAAATCAATTTTTATTTATATAAAAAAATTGAAATATTTATATAAATATAAATTAAACACAATGACAACTGAATTATTTATTCCTATTAAGTTTAGAACAACTGTTATTTTAACACCTAATGAAATTAACAGAGATTTTGAAAATATTATTTTATCAAAATTAAAATTGAATTATGAAAATATCTGTTCCAAATACGGATATATCAAAAAAGATACCATCAAAATTATTAAGCGTTCTGTCGGACAATTAAAAAAAGAACATTTTAATGCTAATATCTATTTTGATGTTGTTTGCATTGCTGAAATTTGTAATCCGGCACAAGGTTCTATTATTAAATGTAAAGTTAAAGCTAAAAATTCTTTAGGTGTTTTGGCGGAAGGTTATTATGATAAAATTCCTATTCTCGAAATTATTATTCCTAAAATTTCTGCTGGTATTCAATCAGAAATTAATATTGATTCTATTAATATTAATGATGACATAAGCATAGAAGTTTGTGGCAAAAAATATCAATTATTCGATAAACATATTTCTATAATCGGTAGAGCCATTAAAAACAAAGAAGAAAATATTAAAACTTCTCTTGTTAATATCGATGATGAATTAATATTAAATAATAGTGTAGAAGAAGCAGACATCGAAGAAATTTATACAGAAAGTGAAAAAGATGACGAAGAAATTGAAGTTTCTTCAATTAAAGCAAAAAAAAAGGGAGGTATTATCGATGACGAAGATGAGGAAGAAGATGAAGAAGAAGAAGATGAAGATTTAGAAGATGAGGATTTAGTAGAAGATGAAGAAGAATTTGCAGATGACTTTGGAGAAGATTTTTCAGAAGATATTTATGATTAATCAATATTATATAAATCTAATATTAATGTCTTCTGCATATCATTCAAATCTTTTATATTTAAGATTCCGTCATTGTCATAAGCTTCAATTATAAATGATTTTAATTCTAATAAATCTGTTTTTGTTATTATTTTTTTTGACAATAGACTTTTAAATTTATTGTCAATTTGATACAAGAAATTAACCATTTTGGTTAAAAGAAGATTGATTTTATTTATATAAATATAAATTTCATTTTTTTAATATTTATCTGTCAAATTTGAACAAAAAAAATGATTTTTATTATAAATAATTTTTATAACAATGATCAAAAATAATAAAATGCCTTGTTCTAATGTTTCCACAGAAACTTATACTGGTAAAGAACAATCACCAAAACGATTTGGTTTATCTGCTGAAGGATTTGATCTAAACCACGAATTACAAGGTTTTGATGGTAAAATATGGATAGTTCAATATAAAAATAATAGAAAAGTATGGGTCAGGAAAAATATTATTGCTATTGTTACACACGAACAACCTATTATTACTGATACTAATATTGAACCTATTATTTCGAATAATGAAATTGCCGAAGAACCAAATGAAGAAAAAGAAGATAGTAGTAATAAGACTAATGAAGAACCGCAAAAACCTGAAGTTGTAGTTGTTGCTGACAATAATGATAAAAAGAAAACTGATTATAATATATTTGTCAAATATTATCTTGATAAACTAAAAAAAGAAGATACTAATAAAACTGCTAATAAAACTTTATTCCAACAAACAACACAAGAATGGGCAAGATTAAAGAAAAATCCAAATGAACTTAAAGTTATTATGGATCAATTAAAAAAATAAATAATCTAATCTAATTATAAATTAGAGAGATATGGAAGAACATATAATTAGAAAGGAAGACGGAACTATAGTAAAATGGAATAAAACCAAAAACAATGGTTATTTTTGTTTATTACATAATGATAACAAACAAAAATATTCATTCTCTCCAGTTAAAAATCTTAAATGTCAATTATTTATGATCGGTGGTGGTGGTGCAGGTGGCTATTTTTTCGGTGGAGGTGGTGGTGCCGGAGCTGCTTATATCAATAATAATTATTTATTTGAAAAAAATAACTCTTATTCATTTGAAATAGGTATTGGTGGCAAATGTGATATAGATAATATTAATAATTTATTTAAATCTGGACTTAATCTTAAAGTTTTTAATAATACAACTCCTAAATTAGATAATATTTCTTTTACTTATGATGATTATACATCTTTAGGAATAAATACAGGTGGTATAGTTCAATCTTTTACAGTTAATAGTATTAATATACCTTCCACTATTTTTAATAATAATACTACTTATATTTGGGATGGATATATTAAACCAAATAATAGCGGATTTATTAAAATTAATATTAATTCTAAAATAAAAACTATGGTATGGATTGATAAATTTATATTTAATAATTCTTCTGCTATCGTAGATGGAATTAATATTAATGATGTTAAAGTTATTCAATTAGATTCAAATAAGTTTTATAATGTCAAAATTATTGCATATAATTTTGATACTTCTAATAGTAACTTTAATATCAGTTTTGAAAATTGTCAATTATACAACTTCGACAAAAATGGCGAAATATATAATTATACTCCTGCCACAGATACAAATCTATTCTATAGAAATAATAATGATAATATACCCAATGTTATTAAATGTAAAGGTGGCGGATTTGGTGGCTGTGGTTTATATAATCAAAATAATAATTTAGACGGTGGTTGTGGTGGTGGTAGTGGTATTAATAAGAAAAATGGTAAAGCCATTGTTGAACCTGCCTTTAATGGCAATGACGGCGCAATTGGTGCTTATTGTGGTGGTGGTGGTGGCATAATATCTCCCGGTAATAATGATAAAGGAGGTAACGGAAAAATTATAGAGTGGTTTAGCAACGATTTGATATTTGGTGCTGGCGGAAATGCAGCAACCTTCAAAGAAACTCGAAATCTAGGCTACGGTTGTGGTGGAAATGGCGCCGAATGTTGCTATTTCTCTAAACTACTAATCAATAACGATGGAAACAACGGATGTATTTTAATTTATGTTGATGGCAATGTTAATGTTAATGTCAATGGCAATGATAATGTCAATGGCAATATCATTGAGGGTTTTGGTGATTTGGATGCTTTTGTTGGTAAAATAGATACTTATTTAGACGAAGAATCTATTGTTAATACTCTTATTAAAGAATCATTTAATATAATTAAAAATACTAATACTATTAGCTCATCATCAACAGATACTACTGAACAAAGATTTAATTATTATAATTCATATGGAGGAACATTTACAGGATTATGTACTAACGAAGGTCCTGGCTTTATTACTAAAGCTAATGCTGATTCGGTATATACGACAGCTCTTGCAACAAAAACTACTAATGATTTTGGGCCTGTAGAAATTGCTTTAAACATAGCTATAACTACTGTTTCTCAAGCTTTAAGTCAAGTAACAGCTATTCATAGTAATCGTGATGATTATTTTGCCGCTAAAACTATAATAATAACAACATCCAATGCTTTAGCAATTAAAAACGCTGTAGTAGCTCTTTCAGATAGATTAAATTTACCTACATCCTCGGGAATTACAAGTTTAATTACTGCAGCAAAAACAACACAAAATAGTACTAATATACAAAACATACTGACTGAAATAAATAATAATCTTATAATAGCAGCACAAACTGCAAAAACCGCTGCTACAGATGTGACGAATGGATATTCAAGCTCATATATTGTTGAATTGAATGCACAAAGAGCTGTTAATGCATCATATGAGTCAATAAATAATATTAAAGAAGTTGTAACTAAGTTATTAGATAATTTTAATAT